CTCATGGTCTGGGTCTCGATGTCCGAACTTGGCAACTGTCTTTTTAGCAGCTTCACGGTTGAATATTCCGCGTTCTCCAGAGTGAGAGTTGTACAAAGAAAGCCATTCTTCCATGAACTTACCCACCGTTGGAGTCTCCGCATAAACGGCACTGTTATTGGCGAGGGCCCGATGTGGAGCAGTTTCCCACCAAGGTCCAGCTTTGGCATGTCTAATCCTTTCGTCGTCTAGGTCTGATAGTGAGATCATGGCTGAGCGACGTACACCGCCAACAACCACAACCTCACCAATTTTACACATAATGTCGTGACACTCTAATGAGTTGAGCTTACGGCCTTCAGCATGGCGGAATGTTGCCACCACGAATTCAAACAAGTCGATCAATGGCTCAGGACCAGATGCGCGGCCACCAAATGTTTTAAGACGCGTGCCAGCTGGACGGATCTTAGACACGTCCCATTTTGGGATCTCGCCAGCCCACAAGTTAGCTAGTAGCAAACGTAGTGATTTAGCCCAGCCCTCTTTGGAGTCATGCACAACGATTGTGTGCTCTGATTTATAAAGTTTCTCTGGAACTTCTGGTAGCTTGTTAATGTTCTTAGCTTCAACTGAGAAGCCAACGCCGGTACCACATAGTAAGATAAACATAGCTTCATCAAATGATTTTGGATCATCGACAGGTAGGTATGAGCAATTGTATACACATGTGTTGTCACGATCCGCCGCCTTGCCAGCTGTCATAACAGCACGCATCGATGGCATCACCTTGTGGTCTCGCACCGCATCAAACATTTTCTTTTTTAATTCTGTATTGTTTTCGATCGCTGGTGTGCGACTAAACACATAGTCTACAAAACGTGAGACTGTCTCGTCCCAAGTTTCACGTCGATTGTTTTCATCGACAAATCGAGCGTATCGGCTCGCGGCAATATATTCTCTATATTGATCCATTATTTTTCCTTATTGTGGTGGATAAAAAAGGGGCCGAAGCCCCTTTGTGTTTACCAATTACGAATTAGATTGCAAAGTCTTGAGCAGCTGAAGTACCACCGCCTAAACGTTCACCATCCGCTACCTTCATTACATTATTCAATCCACAAGCAATACCTTTCGATCCACTTGCGTTATATGGGTAGAATGTCACTGACACACGACCATAGCATCCTGAGTAAACTTCACTTGGATCTAAGATCTCGTTCATGTCAGCATCGACAACACCCGGCTTTTGAACTGAGTTGGCGTTGATAAAGTATGAGTTGGCATATGCCGCATCATCTTTCTCTTCGTCACCGTCACGCAAGCCGCCCTTTAAACCCTTTGGTACAGCGCCACCGAAGAATGCCGCGTTAGTTGATTTAGCTTCCTCAAAAGCTTTGTTGAATTTAGCAATTGTTTCAGTATCACTTTTTGGAATGATGATTGAAACAGAATACTTTGGAGTACCGCCTTCCATTGCCGCAACAGGTTGGAACAAGTGAGCGAATGATAGACGAACTTTACCTGATACAACTTTTACTTTATTTGATGGCGTAGCCATAATTATTTCCTTTTTAACGTAAGATGTGGACTTCAGTAGGGGCCACATCGACAACCCTTAAAGCGAATATACTACTTATTTATGCATCGTGCAACAATTTTAATTTAAATAAAGCTTCTTTCATCGCCAAGGTATTTACAAAGTCGGCTTTGATTGAACCCTTATCTAGTAGTGTAGGCTGTTTCTCGACTAATATCAATAGCTGATACACACAATTTCTTAAAACATCTAACTCTTCTCTTAAGTCCTTGTCACCTAAGTTTGCGTAACCTTCAACGTACTCATCAATCATCCTATCCGGTACATCGAAAGTTTGATTAATATACTCAATAATCATTATTCGTACCTTAAATTTTTAGGAACCTGAATTTTAAATTTGGAAATGAGGGGTTCAAACCTAGCATATTTCTCTCTAAACACTTTAGTATCTGAATACACAAGGTCTGGAATAACAATCTTTTTATTAAACTCAATGCAGTACTCATAGAAAAACTGAGCCTTGAGCGCTTCGTTAACCAACACATCTCTAAGTAAAAATTCCAAGAACTCAATCGATGTGTCTTTGGTATACTCAAGGTAGTACTTCTCAGCGTAAGCCAATAGAGACCAAAAACTATCCTGTATGTTTTGCCTAGACACAAATATATCTGTGTGTGCCAAACTAAAATAGTTGATGCTGTGATTGTTAACCACACAATTTTTCAAATCCAAGGTCTTTAAAAACGCAGGATTTTTGGGATGAATCTCAGTGAGTGTTGCCTCATGAATTCTTTGCTTGTGATCGTGCGCCACTTCATAATTAAAAATCTCATCATATAGTGGCACATCCAACATCTTTGCTAGATCCATGCAGTACTTAGTAGATCCACTGCGAGCAACGCTTGTGACGATCATTTGAAGTCGTCCTCTGCTGTGTTGGCTCGATCGCGGACTAATTTGGGTTGGCCCTCGGGGCGCTGAATTAAGTCACCTAACCAAGTTACGATCTGCCCCTTGGCGGCAAGCTTTTCTAGTGATGCGATAGACTTCATCTTTGGCTTCTCCCAGATCTCGTTCTTTGGGATGCCCTTGGAGATTAGTACCTCTGAGGCAAGTGCCACATCAATAACCTTACGATGTGTAACTGAGGTTGCCAATTTGTAACCCTTTGGTACGGTGCCGGTCTCAACCGCTTTGTCTAGTGCGTAGTCTTCTACATCAGCCACCCAGCTACGTAAATCTTGTGCTTTGTCTAATATATTTGACATCTCTTCGTCAGACAGTAGCGGCGGGTCTCTAAATTCTAATTTAGCTAAAGAGGTGTTATATTCTGCACGTTCTCGGCAAATAGATTTGGCTCTACACCAACCACAATGTTCACCGGCTATAAATTGACCTGTGCCAACCCAAGCTAATTTAGCTTTTTTAGCAACAAAATTTTTACCCCAATCAACTAATTTGTCGATGGTAGTACTTTCGGATGAAATTGAATTTAATCTTGGTTGAACAATTGTCCAAGTAATATTTTTGATATTGGGAAATTGGTCTTTAAATTTCTCATAGGCTCCAAGGGCATACAATTTAAGCTGAGAGTTTCCCTCGGCAAATACTGGAACACCTTTACCCGCCTTCAAATCTAAAACCCTAATTGATGTAGGGCTTATAATAACGCAGTCGGCACTACCAAAAGCTTCTACTACATATTCAGTTAAATCCAATTTTTGTTCGATAAATGTTTGATCATCTGTTCCAATCTGTGATCTCACATAAACTACATAGTTATCTGCAGCATCTTCTAATTCTTCTGAATATAAAGAATTAGCTTTGCACAAATCCATTTCAGTATTGAATTCATCTGCTGAAATTTGACCTAATTGAAATCTCAATTTTGCTTCGGACATAGAATGGCAGAGAGTGCCTTCACCTGAGAAATCAAAGGCTGAGGGATTTCGTTTAGGTTCAGGTAGTGTTGCTTCTAGTCTAGGTGCGGGAGTGCATACTAACCAGCGGTGGGATGAACTTGGTGACAACAAAGCATGCTGCGCCATGATATTTCCTATTAGGATGTAAGATGTTAAACTGTATCAGACTCTCTATGAAATGTAAAGCCCTTGTGAGATTTTTGATTGCCAGTGATACAGGAGGATATGCACGATTCTTTAAATCCATTCAAAACAGCTTCTTTCAATCCATTAAATATTTTAATCTCTCCGGTTAAAATATCTGTTGCATAAATTTTTCCACGGAAATTGCCGTTGCCACTCCCTTTTCTTGCAAAGCTCATTTTATTTTTAGTTTCTTGAGAATGAAATTTTCCTAAATTTGGAGTTTTTCCAATTCTTGCTTTTCTTAATTTTGCTCGAGTTTCTTCTGAGTGAGAAAATCCTAATAAATAAGAATTTCCTTTCATTTTATTTGACATATTTTTAGAAACTTGTTCTCTTACAAGGGAATAAATTCTGCTGGATTTTATACTAAACCTATTAAGCATCATATTTGCAGCATGCCACATACCTCCTCCGTGTATCTTGGCAAGTAGTAAATGTGCAACACAATGTTCTCTAGCTGTCAATATAACTAAATTAGTTAGATCATCAGATCCCCCCAAGGATCTTGGGATAATATGATGCTTTTCAGTATAGCCATTAGGTTTATTGCGATTCAATGCTTTTTGTATGAGTGCGTCATAATGACGTTGATAATTCACTTGGTACTCCTATTAGTAAGGGAGGTCTATCTAATGAATAGGCATTAGAAGGGGAGCTACCCCTTGTCGACCTTTGATTCTAGTTACTTGATTTTAAAGCTGATATTAAATCTTGGATCTCTTTGTTGAAGTCTACTGTTACCTTTGCAGTTACGTCAACCTTTTGTTCTCGAGTATCTTTATAATCCTCAGGGAACAACCCACGTAATGCGATTTCGGCAACTCGACTATTGAATGATTTATTTTCTACATTTTGCAGCATCAAGTTCTCCCAATACGATTGAGAAAACGTGCGTGCCAAAGAGAATGCTTCTTCCGCAGCTGGGTCATCTTTTCTTAACTTGCGTCCAGTGTGATCACTAATACCTAAAGCGGCATACATGGATTTTAAAGATGAACCTTGCTTACCCAATTCTACAATCGTATTAGTCCACTCTGGACGCCATTTAATTTTTGCTGCAGCCATAATAATTCCTTAGTATATACTTTACTAATGCAAATTACTCTGCTGTTTCGCCCTTAGTCTCATCAAAGATCTTCTTGCGTGCCTGCATCTCTGTAAGCGCCTCGTTGACAACCAAGCGAGTAATCGCCCCTGCCATCTGACGTCGATACTCTTCTTTCTCAGCCTCTTTACGCTTTAGGATGTCTTCTCGAGCCTGCTGATTAGTCATCCCATTGGCTTCCATAATCTTATTAAATAGATCACTCATTGGCTGGCGCTTCCTCTTGGATCTTAGCAAATTGTTCTGATCCTTGCGCTTGGATCAAGTTGATTAAATTTGCTGATTGAATAAATGATGCCTGACCCAATACGTTTAAAATTGAATTTACTTGGTCTATCGTAAAATTAAACGTTAATACTTTACTATTAATATCATTTGCCATTTTGTTGCTCCTTAAGTTTGTTGATTTTACGTTCTAAATACCATTTTGCTTTCTCAAGATCTTGGATCGAATTCCCTTTGTGGTTGTGTCTTAATACATACTTGCCAACTTGCCACAACAAAGGATCCTCACCAAAAAATTCTTCTAACACCTCAATCACTTCCCATTTACCATGTGTGTAGTGCGTTGGGTGATTGACTACATCATGTTCTAAGTTTGGTACCCAACCCAATGGTCTATTTCTAGCCATCATGTCCCACTGTTCGGGTGTAATATTGTCTAAACTCATAGGTCAAGCTCCTTTTTGATAATTTCAATACTCTTGGCGAAGTGATATCGCCAGTACTTTTCTGTTACGGATACATCCGAGTAGGTTAAGCCGTCTAAGAATGCGTCCATAATGAACTGATCCTTTGGGTCTAACCTAGAGATGATCTTGCGAACATCGGCAATATCATCGGCAGTCCAAGGTAACCAACCCTCGTCAACTGTTAGTATGTAGTTGTTTTCCTTGGAGTCATCTCGCTCCATTGGATCGGCATCTTCATCACTCAGTCTTGGGTTGGCGGCAAATACTTCTATTTCAGTAATTAAAATTTTCATAGTACTATACTAATGCAAAATCTAACGCATTTAGTACGGCATTTTGAATATTTATTTTACCTTCCAACACATCAACCACCTGACTATCAATACTGCGTTCCATAATCAAATGGTGAATGATTACCGGCTTCTCTTGACCCTGCCTGTGAATACGGGCATTGGCTTGGATATAGTTCTCACTACTCCAAGGTAGGTCAACCCAAACCATCTGTGCGGTGTCAGCCACATTACATTGTAAGTTAATACCAATCCCGCCAGATTGCGGATGGGAACACAACATCTTAATTTTACCAGCCCGCCAATCAATCAAAGTCTGTGGATTGTCATCCAACACCTTGATATCTTTGAACTTTGTTTGTAACGCATTTAAAGTGGACTGGTAATGGTAGAACACCAGCGTGGGTGTTTCTTCGTCCCATAGGTCTTCTAAATAGTCCAACTTTGCGCTGTGCTGATAAATGTGTTCTTTGTTCTCGTTATACAGAACACCTGAGGTGAACTGCAGTAGCTTGTTTGTTAGAGCCGCGGCGCTCACTGCTGTGATGGTGTCTCGGTTGGTTTCGAGTACCATGTCTTTGCGTAAGGTGTCATAATTGGCGCGGGTTGCGTTGTTCACCCTGACTGTGTGGTAAACCTTGGTCACTTCGGGCAAATCTAAATAGTCCTCTGCCTTAAGTGAAAAGCATATGTCTTTGATCTGATCTTGGATCTGCTTGTCTGCGCCCTCGTTTAGTGCCCACTTATATATCATGCCGGTGTGGCGATTACGCTCAGACGGAAACATGTACTTGGTTCTGAACTTGGTAATGCTTGTCTCCAAACGCTGTCCAAGATCCA